ATATCCCAAGAAGTGACAGCAGGATAATAAGAAAAACAATTCCAGAGCTGTAGTTCATCAAGTCTTCTTGTGGGCACATCGGATGGTTTAAATCCCTTTTGAATAAACGCGCTAATTGGTAAGCGATAAAATATTGCACCGTTTTCCATAATAGCATGCCATAATATGCTACGACCTGTGAGAGCTGATATACCAAAGATGATACAGTCTTCAACTTCTCCATGATGTTTTTGTAAATCATATAAATATTCTCTTCTTATTTGTGCATATAATGGTGGTATGTTTGCATTTAAGTAAGCCATAAATCATTCTATCTCCCCCCAATGTTTACCTGATTCATAATCAACTTTATTGGGTACTTCTAAATTAACAGCATTTTCCATAATCTCAATAACTTTATCTGCTTCACGTTTGTCTTTAATCGAAATGTTTAATTCATCATGTATTTGTATTAGTGGTATTATTTTTTCATTATATAAATCTAACATAGCTTTTTTAATCATGTCTGCTGCTGATCCTTGTATAAGTTTATTGAGAGCTTTGTATGTAAAAGCTCTCTTGATCCCTGGTCCGTGTTCCGTGAGCGCTTCTTCGTGGCTTAAAGGTTTATGTATACCAAATTGATTAGGCTCCCATAAATGAAAATGACATATTCTACCTAGTAGAGTTCTTATCTGTCCACGTCTTTCAGCCCTGTCAGAAGCATGATTCATTAGTTGTTTTACAAAAGGAACTCTAGAATCATATTGTTTTATTATTCTGCTTGCCTCTTCATCAGGCACTCCCAACTCTCCTTTTAATTTATTTTTACCCATTCCATAAAACTTACCAAGGTTAATAGTCTTTGCTTGGTCTCTAGGTATGTCTGCCATCTCGGATACTATCTTGTGAAAGTCTGCTTTTGAATCTTGAGTATAATTTTCTTTAAACTCATCAGCCCCTGGTAATTCAGTCAAACAGGCATAATGCACTACCAACCTAGGTTCTTGTTGAGAATAGTCAAAACAACCCCATGTATGGCCCTCCTCGGGCACAAATATTGTCCTAAGTTGGTTACCCATATCACTACCAGATTTTGGTATTTGTTGTAGATTAGGGTGTGTCATGGAAAATCTACCGGTTACAGTGCCACCAAACTCTGATCGTAATTGGTTTATATCAGCATGTATTCTACCTTTGTGAACATATCTAAATATAGATTCCATAAAAGTGGTTCTAGCTTTGTTAGCTTGTCTAGCGTTGTTGATTAAATTTATAATAAAGTTATTGTGATTCTTTAAAAAATTTTTTGTAAAACTTGGTGCTTTTGTTTTTTCTGTTTTAGGGTAATCCAGTTTTAAATGATCAAATACTTTAGCTATCGATCTTGCAGCCCAAAGATCTGGAGCAAACCCTATCTCATCTTTTATTCCTTTGAGCATTGTGTTCTCAGCTCTAATAAGATTCTTTTCTACCATCTTTGCGTGTTCTAAATCTACTCTAACACCTTTTGATTTCATTTCGACTAAACAAGGAAACAAAGATGTCTCTAAGTCAAATATAGAATTTAAATCTTGATGGTTTATTTCTTTTTTTAATTCTTGCCAAAGAGCAAAAGTTATCTCTGCGTCTTTTTCCGCATACTCTCCAACATACATTGCAGGAAGTTTATACATTTCTGCTTTAGGGTCTATACCCCATGCTTGTGCGGCTTCATTAAGAGAAGACTCACTCTTAGACAAACCAGTAAATTGTTTAGCCACGCTGTTTAAATCATACCTCATCCTATTTTCATCTATGAGAGAAGTAGCTATCATCGTGTCCACTATTTTGCCATTTATCTCATAGCCCTCTGCTCTTAACCAACATACGTCATACATTGCATTGTGAAATATTTTTGTAGATGAATTTTTTAAAACACCTTGTATCCAAGCTATAACTTTTTTATCGTCCATGTTTCCACCACCCTCATGTTTTATAGGAAAATAACCTGACCAATTTTTTACAGCTATAGCAAAGCCAACTATGTTGCCAACTTCTCTAAACATACCAGGACCCATCTTTTTAAGTTCAGGATCTTTAGTCTCTAAGTCTATCGCTATCTCATCATAGCCAGATAAATCAGGAAAAGACTCCGGCTGAACCCATTCCGTAGGTGTGCTAAACATAGGTTTTTGTATCATTTGTAGTCCCTCTCTATAATCATTTCTATAAAATGTATTGCTTTCAACAAATCTTCTTTACCATTTTTATCTTGATGTCTTATGATATATTTAATAGCACATCCCTCCGGATATAGCAATTTATTCTCAACTACAAACTTGCTTGGCTGTATGACATACTTTTGATAATGACTTCCACCATGTTGCTTGTCCCATACTTTACTCATCTTCATCCTCCTTTTCATATTCTGGAAAATTATCTTCCCAAACTTCTTTTTCTTGTCTTCTAATAAATCTTTCTAATTCTTCTTCACTCACGAAAATAATCCTCCTGGTCAGAGCCACCATAAAAATATCTATCTAACATTTCAAAAGATTGCTCTCCTATTTTTTTTCTTGGTATTGGTCTATACATAAATAAATTTTCTGTTGACCTGGTTACAGCCACGTAAGCACAACGTATTTCTTCGTGTCTGTGTTTTGGTGTCTTTTCTTTATAGTTTTGATAGCATGGAAAACTCCATATATCACAAACAACAACGTTTTGAGCCTCTAAACCTTTTACAGAGTGTATAGATCCAATTAAAATCTGAGTGTCTAATAGAGTTTTATCTTTTTTATAAACGTTTACTATATACTCATGAGCTTCATCAGCATCTAAAAACAACTTAAATTCTACGCCCCCATTCATAAAAGATTGATTTTGAACATGATCAACACTAAACCTTATGTAATCGTACCATTCTTTGTCTACAGAAAAAGATTCTTTAAATACTTTTCTATTTAACATATCCTGATAATCGTAGTAATTATCAGTCACAAACAAACTGCTTTTGTCTGGCTTATGTTCTGATTTTTTAATATTTAAATGAATTGATTTTATTTGTTGGATTAATTTACACACCTGTCTTCCCTCTAATTTTTCTCTTTTAACTAATTTATGCCATAGATTTAAAGTATCTCGAACACTATTTTTAATAGAATAGTTATAAGAGTTGGCTGATCCCGATTTAGCTTTTGTTTTCCACAATATATTATTTTCCATTAACATTTTTTTGTAGTGAAAAAGCCTGGTGTTAGTCCTACTGCACATAATCCAAGATCCTTTTTTTACTTTGTCTTGTATGTCGTATAACTCTGTGCCTATCTCCTCTATGTGGCCTTCGACTTCAACGCCATCTTTTATTTTAGGTCCAAATACTTTTTCTTTTCTATACTTTGGTCCTATGTTTGATATTATATTTTGGGAAAAATTTAATATTTTTTTAGGCAACCTGTAAGATCTGTCAAGAACTCTTTCTACGTGAGCTGGATAAAGTAAAAATTGCTCTGGTTCTCCACAATTAAAACCAAATATAGATTGGTCATCGTCACCAGCTAAAAAAACTAAACCCTGGTTATCAACTATTTTATTAATAACGGCCCACATCAACGGGTTTAAATCCTGACACTCGTCTACAAAAACTATTTTATATTTTGGAAAATTAACTTCTGGTTTTAAACATGCAGCCAACATATCAGTAAAATCCATTATATTATAAGCAGTTTTAAATTCTTTGTAAGTGTCGTAAGTAAATTCTAAATCTCTTCTGCTTATGTTACCAAATTGAAAATCATCTTGTTTTTCATCATAGTAATATCTAACAGATTCCCAAGTATCTTTATCTTTAAAATAACTTCTACCTTTGTTTATTAAATCTAGTTTTTTAGTTAATATCTTATTATCAAAATCCTCGTCCTCTTCCGGCTCATCTTCTTTTTTAATCTGCTTTTGATATTGTTCTTTTGTAGTCCATTCTTTTATAGGGACATTCAAACATCTACCAAAAAATTCTTTGTCTGCTCTTGAAAGCAAACTTGGTTCTGGTTTTGGCAACGCATTTTTGCACATTGCATGTAATGTTTTTATGGGCTCTAATTCATCATCAGTAAAATTTAAATCTTTTCTACAACGATCTTTTAAATTTTGTGCAGTCGCTCTTGAGTAACCAACTAATAAAACGTCGTCTTTACTATATCCATAGTCTAGTTTATCTTTTAAAATAGTTAACAACTCATGGGTTTTACCTGTGCCTGGAGGCCCAAATATCTTTGTAACTTTATAAAGATTTGGAACTTTAAATTTCACATTACCTCTTTCTTATTTCCAAAATTTATTTTATCGTGTTTAAAATCTTCTTTTTCAAATTTGTCTTCGTTAACTGTGTAGACGTTTCTTTTTATATTACCCTTTATGTGTAATTTACCTCTTGTAAGTCCCTCTATATTTTTTAAATAAGTATGTGTTGTGTGCTCTGCGTGTTTCCATTTTTTAGTATCTGTTATGTATGTGTAGAATGTATCAAAAACAAAATGAACATTTTTTTCATCCTTGTCATAGAAAGGTATTCTATCTATTCTAGTTCTGTCTTCTGTTCTTCTAGATTCAAAACAAAAAAGTTTTAAAGATTCTTTTAATTTAAACAATGGCATGCTTTCTTCTGGTGCATCTTCTCCTGTAGCTCTTTCTTGTAGTTCAGCTATGGCTGCATCCCAGTCAACCTGTTTCATTCGAGGAGGTGTTTTACCTGTTTGCTCTGTCGCTGCTTCTCTTGCTAATTGTTGGTTAGTTAATTCTTTAGAAGTTAACTTAACCTCTTCTCCATCAAAACCTAAAAACCATTGACGGGGTGTAGACTTTATATAAGACAGTGGTCCGAGTGCCGTGTTTCGTAAACCTTTTATAGATTTAACACCAAATTTTTTTAATATGCATTCACCTTTATTACAAAACTTACTTAAATGATCTTGATTACATCTGTATGGATAATCTTTCTTTTCTCTAGAATCTACAGTTTTTTGTATTTCTTTATAAGTTAGTTCAGGTTTAAAAAATTTTGTGTTATACTCTCCCGTTTTATTTTGCCAATTTTCAGGAAACCTCATTTTTAAATACCTAGTCATATCAAGTAGAACGTCATCTCTGGCTCCTCTTTCAATTCCAAAACTAGCTAAGGTTTGTAAACAAGGAGGACCATCTTTAAAATCTTCTTCATTTAAACTACACTCCATCTTTTTTAGTTGTGCTATTGTAATTGTGCTTCTTTCGTAAACTGTAAAAAATTCTTCTATAGATGCTTTTGAACCGTCCTCTTTTATCATATATCTTTCTGTTTTTTTATAATTATAGTAGGGCAGGTTAATCCAACTACCTGCAGAACCTTTATCTAAATCTAGATATTTCTGCACAGGAAAAATTCTGTCGGGTTTTTCTACTCCAAAAATATGTTTGATTGAGTGTAATTTCTCTCTCATGAGTAAAGCTGCTACAGGTTCTTTTAAAAAAACATACACGTGAACCCCACCACTTTTTGATCTCATAGGAATCACTGGCACATTTATGCTTTTTAATTTTTTAAATAATTCTTGAATATCAGGTCGATAATTATCTAAGTCTATTGCACCCCAGGTGCATTTACTATCTTTATTTATTGGACATATACCTAGACTATCTGCAAGTATATCTTTGTGTTTAGTATTTACTTTAAATTTTTCTCCGTTTAAATGAGCTTTCCACATATCTTCTGTATGTGGATAATGTGAGGTTTTAGATTCACCAGATTTTTTTATCGAGTTATTATCGTCTTTAATAATATGATAACCAAACCGCTCCTCTAATCCATTAAAGATTTTTTTAAACTTCTCTATCATGTTTAATTTTTAAGTAGGCGGATTCACTCTCGCTCCCCCGCCTACTACCTAGGATTCTAGTATGGTTGCTTAGACTCTGGTTCTTCTGAGCCGTGTTTAGCTTGGATCTCACCCTTACCTACACTTGTTGCAAA